TACCTGTATATCTTTCAGGACCATCTTTAGGAAGTTTATCAATTATGGGATGTTTAAAATCTACTCCAAGTTCTAATTTTGCTGTATATCCAAACATAAGGCCTGCCGTTCGCCTATGGATATCAATTTTATCAAATGCAACAAGAAGTTCATAATCCTCAGATAATACAGCAACTACACGAGCCTCTGCTTGACTAGCATCAACGGCTACTATTACCATGTTATCATCTGCGATGAACATACTCTTAATGTCTTTACCTAAACGTCCGTGTGCAGAAATAGTATGGTCTGCTAATCCAATCTTTTTTGGCCGTAGAGGTTTTTTAAGAATTCCAGTAGAACTACGGCAAGTTTCTGTTGCTGAAATGTTGTAAGCTGATTTGCATCGTCCATCATAATCAGGCGAAAAAGATATCTGTCTGCTTTTTTGATCTCTAATTCTGCGTTCTTCGAGAACGTCATTTAAAATCTCTTTTTGTTCTTTTTTCTTTGTTTGTCCTAAAAGAGCTACAATAGTCTCTTCAGACGTTGGATTCTTCTTTCTTATTTTAAATTTCATCATTTTATATAACAAATCAAACATCTGTGGATATGATTTTACATTTATTTCTTGGCCTATAGCAGATGTTAATTTTTCATGAACTTCCTCCTGCATCTTAGTATATTTAATTTTCAATTCTTTCTGACGAGCTAAATCTACACGTTTTCCTGTCATCTGTAATTTAAGATAGAATTTATGTTTCTTCATCATGTAATCATAATAATATTCTTTAAGGGGAACCTTATATCTATCAGCTAATGCCAATAAATCTAATTCTTGTGCTTCATCTACTTCAAATTCGACAGCACAGTCTCTAGCATTGTATTTAAGAAATTTCTCAAATTTAAATTTACCCAATTTGAATTCTTTTCCGTCATCTTTATAATATGGCTCTCTTGTCCATAATGAACTGACAACACAAAGTCTTTTGTCTGGTAATTCGGGGAAAATAACTCTAGTTTTAATGAGCGTATCCGAATACACCTTTGGTGTCTCGAATCCCACAAGTCCAAGTTTATATTCATCATACATGAAGTTATGTCCAATGATTCTAATTCTTCTAAGTTGTCTGTCAATCATCCTCCAACATTCATCTAATTCGTTGTCTCCCATATCTGTAAGTTTATTAGTTCCTATCTGCCGTAATAAAGGTATTGATATAGCATGATGACGCGAAAAAGCAAACCCAACACATACAGGTACGCAATTGATAGACTCAATATCAACAGCACAGAGAGAAAGTTTTTCATATTCACGAAAGAATCTGTGTGCATCGAGACTATTATGAGCTACTGATAGTGTTCTATCAGGAAGAATTAATGTCTTCGTTAGTGATTCCTCAGCGGCTCGGATAATATCGGCTTCTATTAACTTTAGATAGACCCAAGATAATCCTCCGCGAGAATCTTCATCAGAACTTCCATGAGAGAACAGAGCGGCTGGATGAATAGTTGGAATAACCTTAGTTATTCCATCTTTAGCCAACAATATACTGCCTCGATAGTTAAGAATACCAGAACAATCGGCCACAGCTTGTAATGCCAAATCACCAACAGCCAAAATACAATTAGGATGCAATTTATTAATTTCATTATCCCAAAGTTCTTGTATGGATTGTCCAATGTCTACTCCTATCAAGTGAAGTTTCTTGATATCATTCAGCGGTGGGCGATACTTGATAACATTGGTTATATATGTATCTGTCCTTCGGACACCAGCCTTCATCAAACAGGCATCTAATATCTGTCCGGTTGGTCCAACAAAAGGAATGCCTTGTTCATCTTCGTATTTATCCGGAGCTTCGCCAATGATCATTAATTGTGGTTGGACACTTCCCACACCTCCTATATATTGAGAACTCATTAATCTTTTTCTATCTGAAGACTCTGTTCAAGATAGCCTCTCTGTATTTCTTCTATATTATCCCATTTGATTGCAAATAGCTTTATTGGAGCATGATATCCACTATTTTTAGTTTTATATATCTCAACAATATTACCATAATAACGAGGAGTCTCTCCAATCATTATTATTCTTGAAACTCTATCTCCAATCTTATACATCTCGCTCCTTTTTACCAAAAACAATTCTATGATTTAATTTTACTCCTTTTATTCTTTCTCTCCAGCGAGCTTCAGCTCCGCCGGCAGAACATTCTTCTTCTGTAAATTTATAACGCTTATTAGATTTATTATCGAGGCCGTTCAGGTTATTAATTTCAGATATCGTTAGACTTGGATATTTTCTTTTATAACTCATCAAACTCCTGCTCTTGTTGTTTTTCTCGTATAAACTCTAATGCCTCATAAGCATAATTAAATTTCTCTAATTGAACTGAATGAGTCTTTGTCCAGCGAGCAATTAGAAGATCCTCGCTAATACTTCCTATAGAACGTCTAAGAGCCTTTGCCGTTAGGATTATACTCCATTTGTTATTTAATAATCGTTTAGAACGATGAAATGCATAAGTTTCTTTTGCTCTCTCAATCCAAGTTTGTTTGATCGACATTAATCTCTCAGAAAAAGCCGCCCAACTATTAAGCCGTTAACCTTTCGGTTGGCGATCTTGAGAAGTGCTCACTAAAATTAGTCAATTTGTGGCTCTCTCCTCTTAAATAGTCTGGACGGCTATGAAACTATTCGTTACGAGCTATAGCAGCATTGGCATAGAAGATAGCTTCTTCGAGATGTGTAATGGCTAGTGACTGTTCTCTAGATGAAGGAGTATTTTTTACAATATCATAAGCCAAGTCTTTAGCTTTATCTCTAAGCATTACATATCTATCCGGCTGATCATTTTTAGGTGAGTGATAAGTGAACGTCCTTTCAATCTGCTCACCTATTTTAGTCTCTATTTCATAATTATTCATTTTATCAGCTCATTGGCTTGAAATCAGCAATGTCATTCCTGTACTTTTGAGAATTAAGTCTTCCACACTCTCTACAATTCTTCACAATTTGTCCTTTCCTTGCTCCATGTCTTAATCTAATAATATAAGTATTGATAGAGTTTAACTCATGTCCATTTATGCAATGTGTTTTAGAGTTTGAGTAGTCTTGGCTATTCTCTTTAGCAGTTCCAACATATAGATGTTCAGGATTGAAACAAGCTTTGTATAGACAATTAGGTTTATGATTTGACTGCATTTTAGATTTACTATCTAAATTCAGATATGCAATAGCTGATAATCTATGAATTAATTGCTTTTTACCATTGTAAGTTATTCTAAAATACTCATTGTATAAATAGCATCTCTTAGGAAGCCAACATCCTGTTAAGTCATCTATAACTCTCCATGAGAGTAGACGATCTATTAAAGATGCTGGCTTTGAAGGCATATGTTAAAAATTAATATTTAAATTAAATCATTACGACATAGGCTTGAAATCAGCCACATCGTTAAACTCATTACCTTTATTTGACTTTCCACGCTTCACATAAATCATTAACTTATGTCCAACAGTCTGCTCAAACAATTGAGTTGAAAGTTCATATCCCTTAACGGCATCATATGGAAATGCTAAAGTCTTCCAGAGGCTTTTACCAAATCCTAATGCCTTCTCATTGAATAACTTCATACAAACAACACCCTTGCCGGCTCCATCAATAATTTTAAAATAAAATACACAATTAGTAGACTGATCTGTGTCAGCTTCCTTCTCCTTGTATTCAACAATTTCAGCAGGATGCCAAGTTGTCTCTACAAGATCGCCACGTTTAAGATCATCTGGTGTGAGAATTGCTCGCATGATTGTTTTTCCTCTGTTTGCTGGTTATGTTTTCCAGCTTCCTGTTTGAGTGAATGGATTGTTTATCATATCTTTAACTTCTTCAGTTTTAGGCTCAATACCTCTAGATTTATCAATAAGTTCTTTCCATACATGATAAAACAATTTATCAGTGATATCAAATTCTTTCACATAATCTCCTAATAGCGGAGACTTAGCATATTCATCACCAACAGCTTCGGTGTTAACAATATATTTTTTAGATGCTTTACCACCGCTATAGTCAGATTGTTGAGAAAAATGATAAATCTCTGTAAATGATCCAGGAACCATACTAGCTACCTTTGTTCCGTAGCTAACTATAGGATTGGTTCTGATAATTTTCATGCTAGAACCAGAACCAGATAAACTTACACTTGCTAATGGATGTGCTGTCCAAATTACATGACAAGGAAGCCGTTTTGATATATCAATACACTGACTAACGATACTAGTTTCAACTTTATATTCATCCCAATCAGGAAGAACATCCTTAATTTTCTTCTTCAATTTAGGATCTTTACCAAAATTCATAGACCAGTTAACGGCTCCGGCTGTCATAAATGTAATACTATCATTTATGATTGCAAAGTAACGACAGTCTTGTGTGAAATCAATAAGTTTATTAAGATACATATTTGCATTATCGCTTCCAAAAACATCATATTCAATATTATCTAATATCTTCTTAGCAAGACTCCCAAATCGTTTTTCTGTAAAGAATGTTGCCAGTTCGACAGGCTTAGACTTATCCCAATAAGCTAAATAAACTGGTCCTTCTACAGCGAAAGATGCAGCAGCCAGCGTCTTCCCAAAGCCAGGACTAGATTTAAATAGAAAGGATATATTATTATCAAAAGTTATTTGTGAAGCTTTCATAAGATTTTGCTCATTAGATTTCTTCCTCTTCTTGTTGTTGTGCTTGTGTTATTGTTTGGCTAAGACGTTCAGATAATGAAAGTCCTCTATCTTCATTAACAATTCCAATTTCCTCCATAGTAGCATCAATTTTCTTAGGTTTGTGACATGCTTCACAATGAGGCTTTGCCAAACGAAGAGAATATTCATTTATAATAAAACTTTGCCCACAACGCCAACACAAACTCCGCTTGCCAAGAGACAAAGCAACATTAGATTTGTAAGAACAATCTGGAAGAGCACAAAAGAATACTATATTACCAGTCTTATATTTGAGTCTTTTTAATTTGTGAATATGCAAGGGCTTTGTCATTCTATCCTCTGTCTGAAATCATCTCTGCTTCTGTCTCTGCTTCTGTTTATGGTGGGCCGTAATGGACTCGAACCATTAACCAACCGATTATGAGCCGGTGGCTCTAACCTTTGAGCTAACGGCCCTATTGGATATTTATATAATGGATGGTCCCTTCTCAGAGATTCGAACTCTGACTGAACGGAGCTTAAAACCGTTGCCTCTGCCAATTGGGCTAAGAAGGGATTATTCATGTCTGCCTGTTTCACCATACCGGCATAAAAAGCGACAGAGCCGTTCTGAAGTGCGGTCACTAGGACGCAGACTGTCAAGTAACGGCTCTGTCTATTCAGCTTCGTTGCACTACTGTTCACTTGCATTACTTTCATGCATACAGAACGGCTAACGAGACTGAAGTTTCTAACTCGTTTCACTTGTTAAATTCTTTGTTACATCCCAAGGAGTCTGTAGAATATATTCATTCTCTAGCTTATTATCTTTAGCTTCTTGTCCACTTGAATCACAAATGTTATAATACTCACACAATCTGTTAAATTTATTACAGCTTGTAGGCTTTTCGGGCCAAAAGTTTTCAGCTACACAAGTTAAATATTCATTTAATATCATTTTAGTAAGATTATCTTTCCAGTCTTGAATATAAATCGGATCATAACTTAATGGGAGTCTCTTAAAACGCTCTTCGGCAGATTTAGTTTTTTGTAAACCTATCCTATTAATAACGATATAATTAGAACCTACTGCATTACAATAATTAATAAACTGATTGGTTTTTCTAAGAAGCGGAGACTCACGTGAAAATGTTTTATGATCTATTGGAAGCCGTTCATATGAGGCGTTACGGCCTATACCTGTGAAATTTACGAGTAAATCTATCTTTCCCGAAAGAATAATACGAACAGAATCATCAGAGAACAGCTCGTATGCAAATGGTTGTTCAACGGCTAAAATTCCTAAACAATTCTCGTCTTCAGCTCTCCAATAATCACATGATTCCTCAACGGCCTTCATTAAAACTTGAACATCTTCAGGTTCACTATTAGATTCTTCAGGATTACTACTTAATTCACGAATTTTCATTAAACATGCTTCTATCCTCTCAGGATAGGCTTTGTTTTCAGCAAGAAGAGTGAAATAAACTCCTAATCCTTCATGAGCTAGAGAACCCAAATCTAATGCTTTAGCTTTATGAATTAATGGAAGTCCTCTATTATGATTATGTCTGAAGTTATATCTGGCAGGACACGTCTCGAAAAGATCTATTTTAGACGCATCAAGAACAATGTTTGCTTTAGATTGTGGAATGATGTCAGTCATCGGCTATGCCGAAATGAAAACTTGTTAGCTTTATCTTTAACTTCATCTTTAGTTTCATTATCTTCATCATAATTAACTAAATCTATGCTATCTGTAGTTTTATTTTGTTCTCTTTTATATGCTTCTCTATCAGCTTTAGAATCGCCGTTTACATCCCTAGTCCCTTTACACTGAG